CACAGTGTCAATCGTATGGATGATTGGACAGTCCCCATACAACATGCTGTGAAAGACATGCTCAAGAAATACAAAAAACAAATGATAGGTGTTTGTGAACACGAATACATGTTAATTTACTCCTAGCTTCCAATTACCCTAGTCTTGCAGTATGATATATTGACTAGGGTAATTTTTTGTCTTATCGACAGACCTAGCTGACAAGCCAAGACGATAAGACTTTATTCTCATATAGGAGTATAAAAATGGCAAATTCAACTTTTAGTGGACCAGTCCGATCAAAGGGCGGTTTTAATGTAATTAACGAAGCTAGTGGTACAGGTGCAGTTACAGAGACAGGTTTCTCAGTAAACTCTACTGGACAGCTTATATCTTTAGGAACTAGGAAAATACAAACTTTTGCAGTTTCACTTGCTGGTACAAATGCAGCTTCTGTGACATATGGCGACAACGATGTACTGGTTGAGCTTGGACAGCTGAACTCAGATCATCCTGATGCTCTTGTTACAGCAACTAAGTTTTTTATACATAAAGTAGTTTTAGGTATAACAACAGCTGCCGCCAGTGATGCTAATTCACTAGCAAATCTACAGCTTAGTGCTACTTCTGGTACTGCAACTAATGCAGCAGTTTCTTCAGGAACTGAAATCGTAGGTGCAGGTGTTGCATCATTCAATCCAAGAATTTCTGCTACTGACTCAGTAACAGAAGTTGATATCGATCTCGATGCCACTGCTGGAACTTATCATGTATTTGAACCAAATATAAGTGCTGCAATTGCGAGCAACAACCTTTATATGTGCGCTGGAGATGCATGTGATACAGCGTTGACTGCTTTCCGAGCTACACTTGAAATAGAATACTCAGTATTTTAAGGAGTAAAATATGGCTAGAATAACTGGCTCAGATGTAAAAGCGGTACACATAACTGCTGATACCAATGCTCTTGATGCTGATTCAGTAGCACAAGCACAATCACCCAGTGGTGCTGGTAATCTCACCATCAATGGTGCTGATACTTCTGGTGGAACTGCAACATTCAGTTCAGGCAGAGTGCTTACTGTGTTGAGTGCTGCTGATGATTCTGGCAGAACTCTTACTGTGACAGGCACAGATGTGAGTGGTGCAAGTCAAACTGAAACTATTACACCAGCTGATACTGGTACAGCGACAGGAACTAAGTTTTTCAAAACTGTTACCCAAGTTGCAATAGATGCAGCTTCTGCTGGCAACCTATCAGTAGGTCACAATGCAAGTTGTGCAGATGTGATATTTGCTGGTAGATCTAGATTCAGAGGTATTAATGTGGTTTGTAGTGGTACAGCTGGCATACTTGATTTTGTAACTACATCTCCAAATGGTTCAAGTACATTCAAACTAGGAACTGTTGCAAGTGCAACAGCAACTAGAGACATTACTATCCCAGATGAAGGTGTTCTTTTCGAATCAGGTATATTTGTAACATATACTGTAAGTACATTTGGAACGCTTACTGTATTTCATGCTTAGAAAACTGGCTCATCAAATTTTTAAACAAGTTTGGTGAGTCACTTTCTCGACTTGTGAGGTAATATGGCAACATCAAATAGTAAAAATTTTGAACCTGATGTTGGTGAGTTTATAGAGGAAGCATTTGAAAGATGTGGAATCGAACTACGCACAGGTTACGATTTAAAATCTGCAACAAGAAGTTTAAATCTTATGCTTGCAGAATGGTCAAATCGTGGTTTAAACCAATGGACTGTAGCATCAAAAAGTGTAGCGATGGTTAAAGATACTGTGACTTACAATATCGACACCACTAACGCAACAGCACCCATAGATGTTTTAGATGCATTCATTCGTGAAACAACTAACAGCGTAAACACTGATATACCACTTACCAGAATAAGTAGATCTCAGTATTCTGGACTCGCTAGTAAAGGATCAACATCAAGACCTAATCAATATTTTGTTGATAAACAAAATACACCCACAATTACTGTATATCCAGCACCAGATAAATCTTCAACTTATACTTTAATAATGAACGTGTTGACTAGAATGGATGATGCTGATGCTGGAGAGAATACTATGGATATGCCATATCGATTTTATCCATGCCTAGCTGCTGGTTTGGCTTACTACATATCGTTGAAAAGAGCACCTGATAGGACTGGTGTTTTGAAGCAACTCTACGAAGAAGAATTCTTGAGAGCCATGAATACTGACGAGGAGCGTGCCTCATACAGAATCAAGCCTGATTTAAGAAGTTATAACAGAGCATAATGGCTAAATTCTACAGCAACAAAAGATCGACATATGGTATCTGCGATATAACTGGATTCAGATATAACTTATGCGATATGAAAAAAACTTGGAATGGTTTGATGGTAGGACCAGATCAGTTTGATCCCAAACATCCACAGCTAAGTCCTAGATCAGCACCAATAGAAGAAAGACCATTACCAGATGCAAGAGCAGATACTTCAGATGATAATAACTTTTTTGTGGTATATACTAATGTAGGACTAGGAAAGCTAGGTAAACAATTAACTACTTTTGAATCTACATTCAGCGTAGGAGAGGTTTCGATAACAACATGAGTTGGACTTTAAGCACATTAAAAACAGCCATTGGTGATTATTTGGAATCTAGTGAGACAACATTTACAAATAATCTTTATAATTTTATTAAAGAATCATAATCTAGAATTTTGAAGTTGGTAGAAATTACAGATCAAAGGAAAAATGTACAAGCTACTGGATCATCATCTAATAGATTCTTAGCGATGCCTTCTGATTTTCTGGCTCCAATGAGTTTAGCAATTGTATCTAGTAGCACATATGATTACTTAGATTTAAAACATCCCAGCTTTATGAGAGAGTATAGTCCAACAATTACCTCAACAGGTAAACCAAAGTATTATGCTCTTTACAGTCAAGAGTCTTTTTCTTTATCACCAGTTCCAGACTTGGCTTACACTTTTGAATTACATTACTTACATAAGCCAGCGAGTCTAACTGTTGCTGGTGATAGTGGAACTACAGTTCTTTCAACTGATCATCCAGATGCATTGCTGTATGGATCATTAGTAGAAGGAGCAGTATTTTTAAAAGAAAGCGAACAGACAATTGCAATGTTCGAAAACAGATTTAAAGAAGCAATAGCTAGAATGAAAAACATCGCTGAAGGTCGTGACACCAGAGATGAATATAGGTATGATTCTTTAAGACGTAGAGTGACATAAATAAATAGATAGGACAAAAAAATGGAGAGAATTGAGTCTTTAGAAGGCAAACGCATTGCCTTGCTTGGTTTGGGCATATCACAAATCGATTATGTAATTAGTTTAGAAAACTCCAAAGAGTGGGATGAAACTTGGGGTATAAACTCTGTTGCTGGTGTTTTAGAATGCGATAGAGTATTTATGATGGATCCAGCTTCTCGTTTCCTAGATTCAGACGATGCTGGTAAGCAGACAGCTATCATGAGAAAAGTATTGCCAAAACTTGAAGTGCCAATATATTCTTGTGAACTAGATGAGAGAGTGCCTAGTATAGTAGAATATCCATTACAAGAAGTATGTAACGATACAAAATGCGCATACATGAACAACACAGTTGCTTATGCGTTAGCTTTTGCTTTATACAATAAAGTTGGAGCCATAGATCTTTTTGGTATAGATTTTAGTTATAGGCATGATTTACATTTTGCTGAAGCTGGTAGAGCTTGCGTGGAATTTTGGTTGTGCAAATTGATGGAAAATAATATAACAGTAGGTGTTTCACCAAGATCCACAGTGTTAGATGCAGATGTGCCACCTGAAGAAAGGCTTTATGGTTATCACAGACTGGAAAATCCATTAGTAGCTGTACCACACAAAGATTCTTGGATTATAGCACCAAGTAATGAGATAGAAGCAGTATTGAAAGAGAATAATATGCATTTAGTAACAGAAATAAAACCACCAGAGCCATACAAAGGATGAGTAAAGGATTCATACAACTGGGACAAGTAATGGTTTCAACCACAGAAAACACAGGGCATCCACCTGAGTTTTGGGCAGAGCAAATCACAAAGAAAATTTGTGATATAAGTAATAACGCACCTGAGCATGTAAGACAACAAGCACATGCTTTTCAAAATCATGTTTATACTGTAGTATTAAATGGTCTAAGAAGTGCAATTGACAGTGATCGAGTAACCATCAGAGGTCTCCTCGATTCGCAAGGGCATAAGGACATGGCAGATATTATTAAACAATTAAAATAGAGGTATTAACATG